CCATTGTACTGTTGGTATAGATAGCTAGGAAGAATCTTGCTAATCATCTATTAGCCTTGGGTAATAACAATAGAAGCGTTGTTTGTTTCAAAGTAAGACTCAGGATCGCCATAAATCAGGCCTGTGCCGGCGTCTGGCGGTACGTCAATACCGTTAATTGCTACCGTAAAGACCATGCGTGAAAGCAATGGAGGCGGAATAACCGCTGCGATTGCTGTCTGAAATACGTTTTGCAATTCAAATACGTTGATTGGCTGGCCGACATAAATGCTGTTAATGTAGTTTGCCAAGGCGGGCTGGCCTAGTTGAGCCACTGCTGTTGGGGATACATAGTTGGTTGAAGTTGTATTCCAAGTCAAAGCAATATTGATGGTTTGTTGCGGTGGGCTTACAAACGTGATTTGATAGGTATCAGGGTAATCATTGATGGATACAGTGATATTGCGTAAGTTTGGAGTGACCACGCCGCCGCCAGTATAAGTGGCATAGCTAGTAGTGTTTACCCCTAGACTGAAAGTTGTTTCGGAAAGAACCGTAATAGTATAAGTGCCGTTGTAGGCTGTAACGGCTGATCCGCTAATTTGAATTACTTGGCCAGTAGCATAGCCATGATTTAAGTTGGTGGTTACTACGCCCGGATTGGCCTTCGTAATAGACGTTGCCAACAATACCGAACCGATTAAATCTCCTAAATCGAACAAACCTTTAAAAATGGCGTTGGCCACTTCATAAGGGTCACCGCCGCCGACAATAATGGTATACAAGTCACCAGAAGCCTTGATTGCGATCAAGCGTTGCTGAACGCCAGAAATGCGGCCTAACAAGGTCTTTAGCAATGTTGGTGTGCCTTGGCATATTGCTTGTCCAGCTTGAATTACTTGAGCTTGATAGGCTTGTAAAGTTTGAGCTGCTTGGCCGGGGACACCGGTAACTTGGTTTGTACAAGTAACAGTGATACCAGACGGAATAGAAGTGATGACTTGAATGACAGTACCTACTGGAACAGCCCAAGAGCCTTCTGTAGTAGCTAAACAATAAAGAGCTGCGCTTTGGCCAGAAGCTCCAATAATACCGCCATCTTGAACTATATATTGGTAAGAGCCATCGGATACTGTAAAACCTATTGGGATTACAAAACCAGCATCGCCGATAAAGGTTACATAAACAGAAGTATTTGCGCCAATGCCTCGTTCAACACCATAGACCGCGCCTAATTGATAAAGCAAGAAAGCGTTGGCGGTATAGGGGCTAATAGAGTTAATTAGGTCAACATAGGCTTGGTCTTGTACTACTAAAGCGCCCGCAGCCGTTGAGGATAAATCTTCAACTAAAGAACCGGGAAGATTAGCTGTAAGACCGGGAGATAACGCTGTAGCGACTGTTAATTCAGCATTTAATAATTCTGTAGGGCTTGCGGGTATTGCTCCCGCAGAAGTTAAAGTTGCCATTAGCTTGCCACCGTTGTTTGGATTGTTGTACCGTTTTGAAATACAGCGGATATAGTATACGTTGGTTGAGTCACATTTTGTTGCCGGACTACCGCCAAACTTGCAAAATAAGGCGCATACTGAGATTGGGCTTTATTAACTGCGGCGTCAGGTGCAATTTGACTCATAACAGATTGTTGTGCAGGTATGCCATCCGTCGCATAAAAAGGGCTTTCCCCTAAATTTAATCTTAAAGTTTGAGCTAATGTAGCCAGCCAAATATAGCTAGTTTCCGTTATTTCTACCCATTTCCCTGCATCAGTTTTGCCGTATGTTCTCATGTCGGAGTTCCTGTAGTACCGCCACCAGTTTGTACTCCGCCATGCGTATGAGTGCTACCGACAGCTTTACCATTATTTGTAAGTGTGCCAGTTTGGGTGAAGTTACCAGTTTGGTTGATATTTCCAGTTACGTTCATAGTTCCGCCAGTTCCGCCACTGATCGCAAAACCATCATTGCCAGTAATGAGGCCATTAACCGTCAAATTACCGTTCATTGTGGTATTGCCATTATTTACAATTAAATTACCGCCAGCAAGGTCTATTATAATTCCATCGTGGTTTAAAGTCAGCTTTACATCTTGGTCTTTGGTAGTTATTTCAACGCCATTGATACCGTAGAGAACCAAATATGTTCCATCTACAATAAACCAGTTCTTATTGCTGATTGGTACAAAAACAAGGCCACCAAGGTTACTTGGGCTACTCAAAGGGGCTAACCCTAATCCAAGCCCTGAAATGCCGCCTAGCCTTGTACTGGCAGCCATACAGATACCTTTATCGCCGACTTGTATAGGTAAGCGGGTATATTCGCTTTCAGCAATAGGACAAGTGACAGGGGGAATTGTTACCCCATTAGGAGCAAGAATTTCAAAGTTTACCGTTACGATTGCGCCTTCCACCTTTATGACGGAGCAAGGCAAAATCTGGCCAATACTTTGCGCGTTTGCTTCTGTATTAGCATCTATGGTGTTAGCTAAAGAAACAGCAAACGGAATTTTTTGCGATAGACCCATTAAATTATCACTATAGGAAGGTTTCTAACTGCATTAGGAATATTATTTGTCACTACACAATCAATAACTGTACACCAACTATCGCCAGTAGCTTGCCTATTATTGCCGATATGTCGTATTGATATGATCTGAAAATAACCTTGAAAGGGTATTAAATTTCGTACTTGCTGAGTGCTATTCGCATTGTTTATTGCAGTAGTTAATTTAGGAAAGATGATGTAATCATTTATACTCATATCCCCGCGCATGGTTACTTTTGCTTGTATTATTCCGGGTGCTTTCCATGTAGGATTACCTATCATATCGGTATACAGGATTTGTATTAGATTATTGGATAGCGCTGTTCCGTCATTTAATATAAAACCATCTGGCGTAGGAGCGATAGTTGCGCCTATATATTCAGGGTTAGGATTTATGGTTTTACTTACTTTATTGACGTATTTTGAAAAACTATAGATATCAGGGTATATACCGGGTTGCGTTTCTGTGTATTTAAGCGTGTCGCTAAATCCACCGGTGATTACTGGATTGCTATCTTTATAGGCTATTTGTAAAGTTTCAGTTACAGCCTCTTGTAAAGTTTGCCCATCTTCCCATGCCCACGATAAGTTAGGTCTACTAAAAGTTGTTCCAAAATTAGAATTAACTATTAAGTCCAAACATATTTCAGCGCCTTGCCAATTGGCAAAAGCGTATTCAATAATTCCGTCAATAATTAGCCCGGCTTGATAAGGTTTGGCAAAAGGCAGTCCTTTTGACATACCTACTGAAATTTTAATTTTAGAAAATTTATTCCCACTGGTTTTATAACTAGGGTTTAAATCTGCCAATTGGCCTAAATCCTTATAGGGGACACCGTATATCCGCAATATGCTATTAGGCGATGGCTGGTGAAATAGTGTTTCAAATAAGTCTAAATCAACTCGTAAAGCCGAACCGTTATTGCCTCCAGCCGAGTCTAAGCTAGAGTAAGTAATTTCTTTCCCTGCTACTGTTTGTATGGCTATCTTATAAAAACGCATTATGGCGTAATTTCAAAATTGCTAGTTTTAACTCTATATACCAGAGTAGAGGCATAAAAATAGCCAGATAGCAAATTAATATCGGCTTCTGGTGGAGAACCTACCATTGCTCTTGACATTATTAAATTGCCATAATTATCGTATATAGACAAATAATATCGTTGTCCATAGGCATTCCATGTGCATATCGCTACGTAAGTAACACCATCTAATACTGGATTAAATTGAAAATTTACCGTTGGCGTAGGATTGAAATTAATGATACTTGGCATTATTTTTGTTTCCTATCAATTAGACACTGGGGTGTTATTCCAACTGCCTTCTAAATTAATTGCGGATTGGGGTAAACCATTAGCATACCTACTAAATACAGTATTTAAAATTTTACTCGCGCCTGATTCTGTAATCAAAGGCTGTACAAAATCCCATTGAAAAGTAGTCTGAACTTGTTTATCGCTAGGGCTAGTTATATCCCGAATAGAAGTCAGCAAACAATTGGTGTAGGTATATGCAGGGGTAATAACGGTGAAAGTGCCGCCCGCCAATATATGGTTATCTAGAGTCAGTTTTAATGCGGTTATGATTGGTTGTTTAAGTAAATACCCACCATTATTTTGTGCAGGGCAAACCATCAGCATACTAATCTTTAATGGTTGCTGAATAACCGCATTAGCCGCTACGGTTAAGTTTGAAAAAGGATAGTCAGCTATTTGCCAATCTTGTAGTGTACTACCGGGTAAAGGCTTGTAATGAGCAAAAAATTGATCTGTACCCAATAAAGTAGCTAGATCGCCAAATATAGTTAAAGCTGTAATTGGCAAATACCCGCCCGCAAAAGTCGCTATACCATTTTGTAAAATGATTGGCGATATCTCGTATGCGGCTTGAAATAATGTTTTTCCGGTTGAGTTCATTTTCTAAGTATTGCTCCATTGCCTTGTGCGCCCGAAATATATAAGTCTGCGCCAGCGGCAGTGCAAACTTCCACTTCGGTCTTATTTTGCCAAACACCATGCTTAATTAACTCTAAATGATTTCTATCCGTTTCAGCTAAGGCTCTTAGATTATATCGAGCTAAATAGGCTTGGAGTTCTACAAAAGAACCTTTTGAAACTTGGGCGGGGTCTACGTCTACGGCTGTACCAGTAAGATGCTTACTATCAGTCATAGCTATTGGACGGCCTTGTTTTGTATAATAGCTATTGCCTATTTTAAAAGCCGCATTTTCTTTAGCCCATTTTTCATCGCGGACGCCACTAATAGGGGTAAATCCGGCTGTTTGAATGGCTGCGGCTAATTCAGGGTCTACACCAGCTAATTTTTTATTAATCGCTGGGTTAAACATTTGTACTCTTGAAGGTATGCTTTGTATAGGGTTTACGATATCTTTGTTGTTATCTTTGTTGGTATCTTTTTGTAGTGTTCTTGTATTGGCTAATTCAGGGTCTACATCAGCTAATTTTTTGTTAAACGCTGGATTAAATAGGTGTGTTCTTGAAGGTATGCTTTTTATAGGGCTTACGATATCTTTATTAATATCTCTTTGTAGTATTTCTATATCGGACGCATTTTTTCGTTCAGTATCTTTTTGCTCTGGCGATTTATCAATTAGGCCTAAAAATTGAGCTGTAGCATAGGCAGCTTCGCCAAGTCTTTGAAGCGCAATTAAAAATGTATCTACGTCGGTTTTAAATTTATCCCCACCTAAATACTCGCCAAACTCTTTAATTTTTTTACTTGCTGTATCAATCCAATTAGCGAAATTTTCATTTTTTAAGAAAGAATCTACCGCAGTAGCTACCGATTTAGAAAGCTGTTCTAATGCAGGAGTTAGCACTTTTAAGTTTTTAATAAAAGCTACTTCAATTAATTGGCCAGACTCTTTTATTTGAACCCAAAAGCGTTGCCAAGCTATGCTATCTTCATCGGTAACCGCTAAATTTTTGCCGGCTTTTCTAGTATCTTCTAAAATTCTCTGTAAATTTTTAGCATTTTCAGCGTCCAAACGAACCATTGTTTGTATGTCAAAACCAGCAGGTTCTAAAGTTGTTTTAGCTAAGTCCCAGTTTCGCCCTGCGCCTCTGTATACGCGCAATGCCCCTTCAATTAAATCTGGCAATAATTCGGCAGGGTTTTTATTTAAATTTGTTCCGGGAGCAATTCGCCCTAAAATAGCTGAACCGCCTACTTGTCTTTGTAAAGCGGTCACATTAGTTAATAGGCTTTCTGGGTCTACTAAAGGAGCTAAATGGGTTAAAGATGCTCTAAGTTGCCCTGTTGAAACGCCATACCCCATAGCTTGACGGCGTACATCACTAGCATTTGCGGCTATCCCGCCTAAGCCAAAACCGCTTCCAATCGCACCAAAAGCTATCCATTTGGCCGCCGATACTGCGGCGGAGGCCATGCTCATTGCTATGTTTGCGCTTGTCCTAGCGGCTAATTTAAGAGCTTCTCCGCCATCGCGAACAGCTTTATTAAAATCTTTTTGTTTTTTTTCTGCTTTTTCTATTTCTTTGGCTATTGCGGTTGCGCCTTTTGCGCCGGCAGCGCCCATTGATTGCCAATCCTTAGGCATATCTTTAACTGCTTTTTTAAGGCGGTCAAATTCTTTAGCGAAATTTTGAAATTTCTCATCAAGAATATCAATTTCTATGACCGACTTTGTTGCCATGTTTTATTTCCTTTATCGGCTAAAAAAAGGATCTATCGTTGATCGCTTTAATTAAATGACGGTTTCTATACTCCTCGGCATCAGCCCACTTGCCGCCATTTTCTTTCATAATTTCACTAAATCCTTCGGTGCTTAAATACTCTAGCAAGTAAGCGATGATTCCTTCGCTTTCTTTCCAGTAGGCTCTTTTTTGGTCAATATCGGCAAACCATTCATGTACGCCGTAGAGTCCGACGAGATAAGCACCCAATTCCTTAATGAACCCGCCATCTCCAAGAAAGAATTTTTCAAATCCTTGGGTGCGACCTTGGAGATTGCCGTAAAAAAAACTAAAGAGCTAAGAATTTCAGCTTCCTCATCTTCATCTAATAATTCGCGTTTAACGGCGGTATCTAAAGGTAAAGATTCCCATCCTTTTTCATTTGCTATTAATACGTTAGTCAAACGAATAATCTCATTAACCAAACCGAATTTAACCCCGCCTACGCCATCCCAGTTACCCGCCTTAATCGCAATTGACTTTAAGGCTGGATAAGCTAGTTGTGGCGCAGACAAGGCTAAATGCGCTTGATTTACGCTATCAAAACATTGGCTAAATACTTTTCCTAATTCTAAATAAAACTGCTCAAATATCTCTCTGCCAATAGATGCTGAATGAACATGAATCATGCCATTCTTAGCAGTTTGAATTTGCATCACTAAATTCAAATTCCGATCAATTTTCACTTTTATCCTTTAATTAAGAAGCTGCAAATAGACTTGCGTTGATAGAATAGACGCCGCGCAAACGGATAATTAAGCCCGCTTGTGTGCCGTCAAAAGCCACTTCTTGAACACTTTGCAATACGCAATTATTCAACTGAAATGGAGATAGCGCTACTGAATCAGGATAGACGGTTACTGAACCCATAGTCGTATTGTTTTCGATTTGAGTTTTGTAAGCGTTACCTAAAGACTGAGTACGCAATAGATGGATTGTTGCAGTTCCATAAATGTACGGCTCAGGGCTAGTAACAGCGCCAGTTAATGTACCAATTAATTGCGATGTATCTCCATCAAAGCCAATAGAAATTGCTTCCTTGGCTAAGTATGGAGCTGTCACGTTCAACTGGGGAAAGTCGGCATAAACTACGTTTGCAAGTAGTCTATTTAATGTGCCTTGAATTACTTGTGGATTAGCCATTATTCATTCTCCTTAAACTGGAATATTTGAAGCGGTTAAGTAGATGGTAATGGATGTGAAGCCACGCAATGGAACAAAGGTTAAACTTAAACCATTATATGTGCCAGTTGCGTAATCGCCCGGATGTTGGCCAACATAAGTGACAAACGATACAGCAGCGACTTCAGCAGGGGACAAAATCAATCCAAAAGCAATACCATTGTTGACAGTAGCTTGAGCCACTTTCTGCAAAGTATTGATACCAGCTTGGTTGTAGTACAAAGGATTTGTAGGTAAGTTGCTACCATTAATGATCGCGGCAGCCAAGGCTTGTGCGACATTAATAGAAAGCCAATCAACTGAATACCAGTAGTTGAATGGATACTTATCCATGAACGTACCCCAGAGGATGATGGTATTACTAATGCCACCCTCAGCGCCAGTTCCGATCCAGTTAGCACCAGCAGCTTTTAGTAAAGTTTGTTGGGTATTGGTCAAAACATAAGGCGTTACACTATACACATAAGTGAACGATAGCGGATGTGCTAAATTGCTGGCATTTGGGTCATAGCTCAAAGTTGTCCAAAAAATCGCAGCAGTGCTAAATTCAACTTTAGGTGCAGCGGGGCTTGGTAAAGTCAAGAATACCGACTTGATACCTGTCCAAGCAGAGTAAGTCGCTAAAGTAGACGATACATAGAAATAAGTCTGAGCTGTAGTGCCTTCATACTCTTTAAACAAATCTACCGCAGTTGATTCAGTATCCCAAGATATAGGCAAAAGATAGCTATAGAATTTTACTGTAGGATTGATTAAATAGGCGGTCAAAGCAGTTACACCAGAAGCAGGGCTACCAACGCCAAGCTCAAGAATGTAAACAGCTAAGTTTGCGCCTTGGGCAAAGAAGGTAGTTGCCATAGCAACCAACTCAGATACATCTTCCAAAGTGAAAACACCCGGAGTCACTAAAGAACCCGGATCACCAGCTAATGGATAGGTAAAAGTATTAGTGCCAGTTGAAGTAACTTCAAAAGTGCCGTTATACCCAACAGGGCTACAACCGGCGATAACGCCTAAAACGGTTTCTCCACTTGGAATACCATGAGGAGTAGTCGTAGTTACAGTAACTACGTTAGTTGCCCATACCATTGAAGTGATATCAACTGAACCAGTAAGAATGCTGCTCAAATCGCTTAATTGAGTAATTAATTGAGTTGTGCCAGCGGCTAAAGTAGTCGCACCTTGAGAAACTAACGCGCCTGTTCTTTGCAGTTGAGAAGGCGCACTAGCTACTTGCTGTGTGACTGATACATTGACAATATTTGGCATAT